GCGCTTCTGAATCGGCAGTTAACCCTAGTGTATTTCTGGCGTGTTTTAAAGTACTTATACCTGTAATCCCATCATAACTAAAATTCAGGATATGAATCATATTGATAGCTTCTACCAATTGATTCATCCCTGTAATGTTATACATCTTTTTTCCGTTTTTAAAAGTGACTGATACTGAATCTGACTTTAGAAATATCAGTTCTTTGGCATCACCTTTTTCATCTCTGTTAATAAGAGCATAGCCATTACCTGTAAGAAGTACGCTAGTAACCAGTGTCTTGATAAAAGTAAATCTGCTCATTTGGTCGTTCGGTTCTCTATTCAACAGCCAGTATGTAGGATGTTTAGTAAATTTAGTCTTAAATCCCTCATCATCTACATAATACGGTTCTAACGGTAACTGTGCAACAGAATCACTTATCACGTCTACACATCTGTAAACGGCAGATAACAGCATAGCTTTTGATTCTGAATATGTAGTAGCTGAATTATAAAATAGAGAATCTGAAAGAAAGTTATAGCTGCGTTCTTCTTGTCTGGCTTCTTTCTTTTTAAATGGATTGAAATTGATATTGAGTTTCATTAAAATGTAAATATTTGGTTTGTGTAGTGTGGTACTTGCAAATACATACCTAAAGCCTGTATCATAGATATAGTTCCATCAATCTTCTTTTTGTCTACTTGTTTGTTAGGTTTGATATTGCCGTTATGGTCTGACTTCAAAGTCACATTCCTAAAGCAATACCTGTTTATTTCATTATTATCTATTGCTGCCTTCCCAGATAATATAAGCCGTTCCATCTCTCTGGTAGGCTTATTAAAGTTGGCTAATGTCTGTGCGTATTCTTCCAGTGGTAATCCTTTTTCTGTAGCACTTATAGCCCACTGTGTAGCATTATACTTATCATATCCTACAGCCTGTATATTAACTATTTCTGAATATTTAAGCATATCAGTAGTTATATAATCATAGTCAGTAACATTGCCAGCAGTAACAGTAAGTAAACCAGCCCTTTTCCATAGCTTATAAAGTTCCTTGTCTGTCTTATCTGTAAGTGCCGATTCAGGAAGGTAGTAATGAGTTTTGAAATAGTATTTATCACTATCAATGACTAAATAAGATACAGCGGTTAAATCACTGGTAGCAGCTAAATCCACTCCAACATAACAGGGTAATCCTTTGAATTTTGACAGGTCTACTGCTTGTGTACACTTTATAATACTTTCATCAGACAGCCAGACTGTAGCACTGTCACACCATTGGTTAAGTGTCTTGGTACGTACTCCCACTTCATCAGAAGGATTATTAATAGCCTGCTGTACTTGTCCTTTGATGTATTTGCTGGTAACAGTAATATTCAAATTAGGAGCAACTTTCATCCAGTTCTTTTCACTTCTCCAATCATCAGCAGCATCTAAAGAATAGATGGCAATAAACATTTCATCATCTGCTTTCAATTCATTCAACACTTCTATAGCTACGGTTCTTAATTGGTAACAAGGCAAAGTCTTGTCGAATCCAGCAGTAGTAATAGTACATAAATGTGGATTCTCACGCATACCCATACTGGATTTTATTACATCCCTTACCTTACTTGTTTTGGCAGCGTGGTATTCATCCAGTAAACCGAAACTGGCATTAAATCCATCCAGTTTGCTATCATCAGCAGCAAGTACTTTCAATTTACTATTAGTAGCCTTAAACAGAATATCAGCCCTGTAAGCTGTCAAATATTTGCCTTTGGTATCCAGTCCCTTACTAAACTTGGAACACATATCAAAAGCTATCTTTGCCTGTTCCTTACTGTTTGCTGCCAGCAAGACTTCTGCACCATCTTCACCATCAGCAATTAGATAATACAAACACAGTGCAGCAGCTAAAGCGGTCTTGCCTTGTTTTCTGGATACTTCTATATAGGAACTGGTGAATCTTCTAGTTCCTGTATCCTTCCAGTAAAATCCCAGTATATTAGCTATAATAAACTGTTGCCAACCTTCCAGCAGGAAGTTGCTGCCAGCGTGCTTGCCTGTATAATGTTTCAAAGTGCCAATAAAGCTAATAGCCCTGTCTACTACATCTTCCCTAAACTCCAAATCATCCCTCAATAAGTCATTCTGGAATCTCTTACAAGCCAGTTTTATTGTATCGCCTGTTACTATTTCATTATTAAGAACCTTACTTGCATACTCATAGTAAAGTTTCATCATCTAACTTCTTTCTTACCAGCAACAATGAACTGTTCCAATGGTGTTGATTCCTCGTCGTCCGTTTTATCCATCTTTGGCAATTTTGTACGTGCTTTGGCTGTCAGTCCGAATTCCAACATAACTTTCATAGCCTGTGTTTGTGCATCCTTTGCTACTTTTACCAATGGATGTGGTGCTATATTACCTCTATCACTGGTAACTGTCAAACCGTCTATTTCCAACTGTTTGGATGCCTTGATAAATGTACTGTAATTTCTTGCCAGCATATCTAAGGCAGCATTATCTATATTCTCTAAAACACCTCTATTTTCAAGCTCTGCAAGTACTCCTTGTATGTATTCAGCAGCTTCTTTTTCTATACCTTTGGGAATTGAATATTTCTTCATAGTATTACGTTTTTTATTTTCTAAATAGTAAAGCTAAAAAGGTACTCAATTACACATAAAGAGACTATAACACAATTAATTAAGAATGTAATACATTCATTTTGACACCCTATTTTATTTCAGTAAATTTGTATAGAATTAAAAATCAAACACTATGGAAAGAACGTGTAATTATCCGATAGAAATTAAGTTTAAAATAGACCTGAATACAGAACTGCTACTGAATGAACTATGCGATTTATTAAAGAAAGACAGGTCTAAAATATTAAGATTGATAATCGCTGATTTCTTTGACAGGAATCTGGATTTAATAGACAAATATAAAGAGACAGACAACAAGTTAGATAGGGAAAAACTGGTAGAAGCAATACTGAAAGACTTCTATGGATATAACAGGCAAACAATGAATGAATACCTACGATTTAAAAATGAAAAAGACAATCCCAAGTAAAGAAGTATTGGAACAGTATATATATGACTATGGAATAGATAAAACAGCACAGATATTTCACATATCAACAGAAGAATTAGATAAGAAGATTAACTGGAAACCACAATACGAGCAGTACAGCTACAATCCAGCAATAGCCAAACCACTTTCATCACAACATAAGCAAATTATGGCTATCATAGCTAAACACTACCCAGATTTACTAAAGCAGTGCACCAACTATTATAAAGACACTATTTATATGTCCCAGAATGTAGAAGATTTACTTCATAAAGCTATAATCAAATGTTTGGAAATAGGACTGGATAAAGTAACGGAAGACGCCGTTCTGAAATTAGTAAAGATACAGTTCTATACAGCCAGAAAATACGCACAACTGCAAAGTTACACTATGAAGAAAAAGATATTTCCACTGGAAATAGCTACGGAAGATGGAGAATATATAATACCTACAGAATACTACAATAATGCCATATTTAAAGAAAGCGAAGAAACAGCGTAATCCATCAAATAACAGGATAGAAAGACAGAAGATTTATAATACTGACAGATGGCACAAACTTAGAGCTAGTAAGCTAATGCAGTCACCTTTATGTGAAGTATGCTTATCTAAAGGTGTAATCACTCCTGCGTTTCACATCCATCATATAGACAGCTTTATGAATTATGAAGGAATGAAACGCAAAGAAGTGGCTTATAATCCAGGTAATTTAATGTCTATATGTGAACAGTGTCATAACAAATTACACAATCAAATTCAACGACGGTAGAATGTTCCTTTTTTTATTGAAACTATTTTCTTACATCTGTCGTTAATTTCAATTCTATTTTCACAATCAGTATAAACTACTATACGCTTATCTACAAAATCATCGTCAAACGAAGTTGCAGTACTACCAATATATAAAGTACCAATAATTGTCTGCGCATAAATCTCAACCTGTCCTAGATAAATATTATCCACTAAATTCACTTCTTTAGTAGGCATAGAAAGATTTCGTATGCTAATTCCAGATATTTCAGAGCGAATTATATCTATTTTATTACAATCAATTAAATGGCTTTTATTTATTTTACAAGATTCAAAACGAGCAAATTCCAACATATTAAAAACTACACCTTCAAAGGAACAATCTTTAAACCCGATATTAACCTTACCGTGGAATCTATCATTTTTTTCGAAAGAAATATTTCTCAATGTCAATTCTGTTTCAAGAAATACAGTATCTAAATTCTGAAATAACAGTTCTTTAACTACGCCTATTAATCTGATTTTATTTCCAGAAGAAAAATTTGCAGAAATAAAGTCACAAAAGATATTAGCTACAATAGACTTATACCTTTCATCCTCTTTAGCAATTTGAAACAATGCGTATGCACCACCTATAGCAATTCCATCATTATCACTATTTAGATACCCCACAGCATCACCAAAACGTTTATCAATATTAGTTTTTTCAGCAATATTATTTTGCCTTGTTTGTTCACCTATTTTCTTGTTGTTAAGATATAGACCATATATAACACAAGCACCACCAATTATACTTAAACAAGTAGCTAGTACTTTCCCTTTAGCTTCTGGATTATCTTCTCCATACAATATATCAGACAGACAAAATAATACACAAAATACAATTATAATCAATATTACTACAACATATTTAAACGCATTAGATGCAAAAATTAGATTCCAACTATTCTTACTTTTCATAATTATAAAGATTAAGTTTCGAGCAAATATAAATATAATAAAACAATAAACATCAGACCTTACCAATGAAAATTAAATTAAACATCCAATACATTCAGAATCTTACTAATAACGAAGCGTTCACCTACTTCTGTACACTAGTAACAATAGCCAATAATCCAGATGCAACAATTAAAGATGTAGTACGTACCTGTGGTATAGGTGAAACTACCGTATTCAAGCATTTAAAGAAATTTGATGAGCTAGGATACTTAGACATAGATAGAACTGGAACATATAACACATACAGCTACACTGAACCTGATAGACTATATATAACCATAGATTCAGACCTGCTTAACATTAATGGCAATAAGAACCAATTAGGAGCACTTATACGGCTTAAATCATATACCAGAATAGGCACTAATATTGTAGACCTCTCACTTAATCGAATAGTCCACGAAGTAAGCATACAGCACGACAGCATATACTTTGCCCTTGAAAACGAGATACTGGAAAGAAATGATAAAAAGACATACTTTACCTTCATTCATCCAGCATTCACGCACATCTGGTAGGCAAATACAGAGCTTAGAAACACCTGTACACTATTTTTTAAAATTTGTGTATCTTCCAGTTTTTATAGTCAAAAAGTTTTATTATCTTTGTATCAGCAAATTAGAAGAAGCAGCTACTATCATAAATGCTTCTATTGTTGCGAAATTCTGACTAAAATATGGAACTAGTGAATAATAGTAGCTAGTTCCTTCTTTTCGATTCATTTTTCATAATTCATATAATCCCTTTGGGATTCCATTGTTAAAAATGCAGTTCTTCCCTGCATTTTCTTAAATTAGTAAATTGAAACAGCGAATAATAGGCGTAGTGATACGCTTATTATTTTATCCCAATCCTTACCAAAATTTGCAAATGCTACCTTATACCATACTAAAAAAGTAAGGAACTCAAGACCAAAGATTTTAACCAGATTAGCTTCTAAATTCAGATTTACTACTATTCAGATTACTTACTACCTAAATTTAATATGTAAAAACCTATGAAAACCTTAAATATAAATTCAACTAATGGATATTTAAACTTACCTGATTTACCACATAATTGTATCTTTAATAAAGTAGTTACTGGCTGTGGTGGTACTACTGTAGTCCTCTTTAATGATGAATCCTATATCATTGCAGTACCTACTACAGAACTTATCGTAAATAAGACGGGCTTAACAGAATCTGGTCTTACTACTATTACCTCCTATGATGGCAAAGAACAGTCTGTATTTGGATTATTCGGTACTTTTACTTACCAAGCCAAAAAAGAACTAAAGAAATATGCTTTCAGTACTGGAATAAAAAAGATAATGTGTACTTATGATAAGATGGAATATTTGGAGCAGTACCTAAATCCTGCAGATTTCAGACTGCTTATAGATGAATATCACATATTACTAAAAGCATACAGTTATAGACAGAAAGCTGTTGACGGTGTACTAGACTGCTTTAGAAAGTACAAATCATTCTGTTTTATGTCTGCCACTCCAATCAGTGCAGATTTCACACCATCCATCCTTTCAGATGTGGAACTGGTAGAAGCTCAATGGGATAACACAGATACCTTAATAGTTAAGTTAGACCAAACCAATCATCCCTATGTAAAGGCAGCCAATTATATAAACGCTTATAAGAAAGACGGCTATCTAGAAATAAACGGTAATAAAAGTACGGAAGCATACTTCTTTATAAATTCAGTTACAGATATAGCTTCTATCTTAGAATATTGCCAACTTGGTAACGATGAAGTAAAGATTGTATGTGCAGATAATCCGTCAAACAGGAACAAATTAGCAGGATATACTATCAGCAACAGTAGAAGTACCAATAAACCATTTACTTTCATTACTTCCAAATCATTTGAAGGTGCTGATTATTTTAGTGAAACAGGTATGTGCTTCGTGGTTAGTAATTCCAGCAATACTAATACCCTGCTTGATATATCCACTGACATTTACCAGATAGCTGGTAGAATCAGGACTGAATCCAATCCATTTAGAAGCATAATGGTACACATCTTTAACAGCGTGGGAAAAAGGAAGCTAAATCTAGATATTACCTACGAAGAAATGGTACAAAAAATGAATGATGAAATAGAAGGTGCAAACGAATTAATTACTGCTATCAACAATAGTAGCAAGAAAGCTAAAAGTATGGCTGAAAAGATGCTTAACAGTGCCTATGCAGTGTGTGATAAAGAAGGGAACTATTTCCTTAATGATATGCTGGTAAAGTTAGACCTTTATAATTTCAAATTGGAAAAGGTTATCTATAATGATGGTATCGCTTTAAGAAAGGAACACAATGCAAACGGGAATATGACTACTGAATTAGAATATGAAAGACTAAACGAAACAATGAATAAAGCAGGAAAGAAACTATCTTTTAAAGATGCTTTCCTTAGATATACGGAACTACTACAAAATATGGTTATTACTCCAGAAACAGACGAAATAGTTAGAGTACAGCCATTAGTAGTACCTGCTTATCACAAATTAGGAACTGATAAAGTTAGAAGTTTGCGATACATCAAAACAGCTATAGAGAAAGCTCTTATCAGTCTGGAATCGGATAAAAACAGAGATACGAAGATAGTACAAATACTTAGCAAGCAGATAAAGACTGGATTCTTTAGTAATGCTGATATTAAGGACTGTATTAAAGAAGCATACGATATACTAGGTATTACCGATAAGGTCAAAGCTACAGACCTTGATAAATGGTTTGATTGTAAACCTATTGCTAAGTGGATTGACAGTAAAACAGTCAAAGGATATGAGATTTACAGACCAAAGATAGTATTCAAGTAAAGATACACCAAGACAACATTCAATTAAATAAACGATTATGATTTACATTACACTTATTGCAGCAGCACTATTATCAACTTACTTAGTAAGATTCACAGTAAAAGAGATTAAGCAACACATCACGAAAGAAGCAGATAGGATTATCAATACAAGACAATAAATATATTAACCTAATTAGCCTGTAATGAAAATGCACAATGGCTAATGTTTATGAATATGTAATATAGAAACAGGCTAGTAATCAAATTACTAGCAAATGGATAACTTTTTAGCAATGGAACGTAAAGGAAGGGACTTATTCAAGTCATTATTAGAAGATGGAAATATAACCAAATACAAGGAATCTACTGGTAGATATAATCCCGTAGATTTCTATTTAATACACAACGAAGATAAAATAGTAGCTGAAATAAAATGCAGGGATATACGGTACGTTAATTATCCCACTCATTTAATGGAAACTGAAAAACTTAAAAGTCTACTAACTGTCAAGGATACTCACGATTGTAAAGCAGCGTGGTACGTCAACTTCTTTGGCGAAGATATATGCTTTATATATAATGCAGACAAAGTAAAGAATTTACGTTCTGAAACAGCGTACTGCAATTACACTACTGCCAATTACAACTACTACAAAACAACCAAAGGTGTTATTATGATACCTACTAATCTGGCTGGAATCTTTATCAGAAAAAATGGTAGATGGAGGAATGGTAGTTTGAAAGATATCACTACCTTTGCAACCTCAAAATGAGATTTACGAACAATAAAATTTAAAAATTATGGAAATGAAAGATGAAATTAAACTGAAAGAGTTAGAAAACGAAAAAAAACGTCTTGATAATCAGAAGGAACTAATTGAATTAGTCAAAGAGTTTATAAAGGGGACTCTCCATAATATTGTGTAAATAGAAAACTACGGGATTCAAGTATAAAACCCGAATCCCGTAGTTTTCTATTTACACAAAATCGTGGACAGTGCCTTCGAAAGTATTAGTAAGCCTATAACTAATGGGCTTACTATATACCTATTTTCATCATAAATCCATATTTGAGATATAAGCCCATTTAGATTTTAAGTCTAAGTGGGCTTTTTTCATATAAATATTTATTTAAGCCGTACTATTATTCCCAGCTTCAGCAATCTATTCAGTATTTTCCTTACCTTTAAAGATGATGTTCCAACTCCAAACTCATCACTCGTTTTATTAAGAAAGTCTAGTTCATCCTTATTTAAATCGAATTGGCTTATATCCACATCTCTATCTATTCCGTAAGATTCAATATTACTTTCCTGACTATTAAATAACAAGTCATAAGCTATATCATTCTTATGTTTCAAACCAGCTTCAATACCTTTACTTATTGCTTCTGCTATATTCTCATTACTAGAAGGTATAATGTCATTGGATTGTTTGACTTTATTAGCTTGATTAATCTTGCTAGCTTCTGTTTCTAGCATCAAGTTAGCTGCATCTTCTGAACTTATTTTAGCATATTTCTTAAATGCCATTTCTGTAGTATGCCCTGTTATTCTCATAAGTATATGACTATCATAACCACGTTTCAGCATATTACTAATGAATGAACGTCTTCCTGTATGTGTACCTATCAATTCATATCTACAATAAGTAGTATTAGTTATTTTTGAACCTCTATCTTCTGTTACAATATGTTTGCCTATTATACCTGCCTTTTGTCCTGCTTCCTTTATGTATTTCAACATAGTATTCTCACGTACTTTGGGTACTTGAAAATTATACTTTTCCAGTATCTCTAAAGCAACAGGAAACAATGGTATTGAAACTTTATGTGTTCTTTTCTTTTGCACAATTTCCAATATCTTCCCATTATTGAAGTCTTTAACAGTACCACCATTTAACAATTGCATATCACTGAACCTCTGCCCTGTCCAACATTGTAATACAAAAACATCTCTAGCCTTTTCTTCTAAGCCTTTGAGTTCTAAAGAATACATTTTGTTTACTTCTTCTTCTGACAAATATATTTCATTATCATCACCTTCCCTACTTTTGGGCTTCTTATACAGGTTCAACTTCGCTGCTGAAGTGTCTATTAAGCCGTATGGTTCTGCTCTCTTTATAATTGAAATTAAAGCAGTTACTTTATTACCAACAGTACTTGTTTTAGTAGTCTTACCCTTACCGACCTGTTTATTAAACAGATAAGTTTCAAAATCTTTGATTAGAGCCAAATTTATGTCAGTAAACGTTATATCATCTCTATCGGTTGCTTTTAGAAATTCTTCAAATACCTTTAAATGTCCCAAATAAATAGCCAATGTATTCCTTTGTCCATCTGATTTTATCGTTTTATCTTGGCTAATAGCTCTACGAAGCCACTGAACAGGCTTCTGCAATTCTTGTTGTTTCATTATTTTATTTTTGTAAATATATTTCTTTAGTAAAAATAAGCTATTATCAATCTCATTTGGATTATCGCAAATATAACGCTTAAAATCAACAAAATCAGCTTTAAGTTTATTTATCTCATCGTTTACTATTGCGTTATTCATATTATCCAACTCGGTTAGTCTTGGACTTACATACGCTTCCTGCTTTTTAGTATTCCATTGGTCGGGATACACCCTTACTCCTGTAGATAACTTTACCTGCTTTTTATTTATTCGGCATACCAGATATATATTCGTTGGTCTGTCACTTTTCGGCTTCCTCAAATTAAAACTAGCCCTAACTTCATTGAAAAAAATCTGCCCTATCATAATCGGTTCTTTAAAATGGTTCTTTTTTATTGTTCTTCACTTTGGTTCTTTTAGGGCTGAAATGTGACATATTGATAACCAAACCATATTTATAAGTTACTGATAACAAATAATTGTTACTTCCTTTTGAATGTGCAGGAAAAAAACTAATTTTACATCGAATTAACAAGATTGAATATGGACGACTTTTTTACATCAGAGGAAAAAAAGGAGCTTTTTTCACTCTACCGGCATTTGTTGCAATCTGCAGGAGATAGCATTTCCTGGAAGGATTGCCTAAAGTTAAAGAGACATCTTATCAAAGCGGCCCAGTGTAACGGTCTGCAACGCAATAACTTCGGGATGAATCCCGTCATCAGAGATTTACAAACGGCAGTGATCGTTGCCGAGGAAATCGGTATGAAAGGTTCGTGCCTGATCGGTATCATGTTGCACGAAATCGTGAAGGGGCATGTATTGTCTATCGACGAGGTGAACGCCGAATATGGGGATGACGTAGCAAGTATCATCAAGGGATTGGTGAAAACGAACGAGCTGTATGCGAAGAGTCCGGCTATCGAGTCGGAAAACTTCCGTAATCTGCTGCTTTCTTTTGCGGAGGATATGCGTGTAATCCTGATTATGATTGCGGATCGTGTGAATGTGATGCGCCAAATCAAGGACACGGGCAACGAGGAGGACCGGCTCAAAGTGGCGAACGAGGCTGCTTACCTGTATGCTCCGCTGGCACATAAGCTGGGATTGTACAAGCTGAAATCGGAACTGGAAGATTTGTCTCTCAAATATACGCAGAAGGAAACGTATTATTTTATCAAGGATAAGCTGAACGAGACGAAGGCGTCCCGCGACAAGTATATCGCTGCTTTTATCGAACCGATCCAGAGGAAGGTGTCGGAAGCGGGATTGAAGTTCGACATCAAGGGACGCACGAAGTCGATTCATTCGATATGGAACAAGATTCAGAAGCAAAAGACTCCTTTTGAGGGGATTTATGACTTGTTCGCCATCCGTATCATCCTCGATTCGGAACCGGACCCGGCTAAGGAGAAGCAGGAATGTTGGCAGGTTTATTCGATTGTTACGGATATGTACCAGCCGAACCCGAAACGTCTGCGCGACTGGCTCTCTATCCCTAAAAGTAATGGTTACGAGTCGTTGCACATCACTGTGATGGGCCCGGAAGGGAAATGGGTGGAAGTGCAGATACGTACCCGCCGCATGGACGAGATCGCGGAACGCGG